ACCCGTCCTTGCTTGCCAACTTAATGGCTGGTGGTAGTAGGTCGTATGTGGGTGTTTTACCAACCCCGTTTCGCTGCTAGCCTATCGGTTAGCCAGCTCTCACCTCCTGACTACGAAATCATTTGGCAACGCCCGTAGTGATTATTTGGACGCAGTATTAATTATTTCTTAGTCTTTATTTTCTTTAGTGTCTGAATAAAGTTAAGAGTAACTAAACCCCAAGAAAAGAAGATAGAACCGCCTAACAAAGAAAAGAAATCACTATCAATCATAGATGCTAGCAGCGTAATACCACCGAGAAACACACCGATGTAACCAAACACTTTCATTTGCCCAACAAACTCAACTCTTTTTTTGCTGATAGAGTCTAGAAATACTAGACTTAAAATACCCCAATAAAGAAACAATCCACAACCAATGAAACCTGCTGTGCTTGGCTCTTCTAGTAGTCCGATGAAACCGAGAACACCGATTAAGATACCAATAATTCCAAAAACCTTAATTGCCATTTTCATAATTTTTATTTATATTAATTAATAGTTTAATTATTTTATACCTTCGTAGTGATTATTTGGACGAAGTAATTTCTTCAAAGCTACCATCATTATGTCTGATTGTTTTAATTGCTTTGCATAGTGCTTCAAAGTTTCTATTTCCATTACCCATATAAAATAAACAACCATCTAATTTTGCCCCGCTTAGGTTTGCCTCGCTTAGGTCTGCCTCGCTTAGGTCTGCCTCGCTTAGGTTTGCCCAGCTTAGGTTTGCCTTGCTTAGGTCTGCCCCGCTTAGGTTTGCCTTGCTTAGGTCTGCCCCGCTTAGGTATGCCTTGCTTAGGTTTGCCTTGCTTAGGTTTGCCTCGCTTAGGTCTGCCTCGCTTAGGTTTGCCCTGCTTAGGTCTGCCTTGCTTAGGTTTGCCTCGCTTAGGTCTGCCTCGCTTTTAATTGCTTCTTCAACGGCTTCTTTATAAGTAGTTTTGGTGCTTTGAAAAATAATATCTCCAGTAAATCTATTTTTAATTGCAATACCTAAAACTTTTTCTTCTTTTATATTTTCAGCTTCTTGAATATACTTTTTACATTCTTCTAAGTTTTCTAATACTTGTTCTTTAGTAATCATAATTATATCTTATTCCAAGTCTAAAGTGCTTGGTTAATTATCTAAAATTATCAGTTCCTCTCACATGCTTATCACATACCCAGATACCTTGACCACCAGAGTCTATTTTCTTAATGGCTTCCCTGACCTCACACTCTAGATTATATTTACACCTTTCATTTATATCTTTTTGCCAATGTGAATTCCACTGAAAATATCCTTCATCTACGCTCCCGGCAGGATAGTTGCCTTGTTCATTTTTCAGTTTAAGCCCGAGCATGCTTTCACAATCACAAAGCTTAACAAGGTAATCAACATATTTATAATCTCCGGCAATTTCTCTAATTCTTTTCTCGGTTTCTACTCGGACTTTTAATTGTTCTTCTGACCAGTTTCCGTTAATATAGGCATACTTGATTTTGACATCTTTCTTCACCTCCTTAACCTCTTCTTTAACTTCCTTAACTTCTTCTTTGACCTCTTTAATTTCTACAATCTGTTGCTCTTGCCTTATCTCTACCTGTTCAATTTTCTTATTCTGCCTACAAAGGTTTAATCCTATCAAACTTATTCCAGCCACTATGACTATAAATCCACAAAGTGAAGCTAGTCTACTATATGGCTCTTCTTTAGCAAATTGACCTTTCTTGTTTCGGTTCATAAGATTATCTTAAATAAATACCGTCAACTCCTTCTTCGCTTAACACAACTTTCTTATAATCTTCCAAGCAGTAGCAACAGACAACTTCATTTCTATACTCGTCTTTATACATCGTGTCGCCTATCTTTAACTCGTGGTCGCAAGATGGACAACTCAATGGTTTTTCTACTAATAATGTTTTAATCTCATCAAACATAAATTGGTTTTAATACTTATAAACTAAGTATAGCAAATTATTTACAACCTGTCAAGTATCTATTAATCAAGCTTACTAGCTAGGTCTATAATCTCTTTAGATTTAAGCCGTATAGCTGTTTTAAGGTATTCGTTAGATGATTGTCTGGTCTTGCTTGCTATTTTCATTACAGGCTCATTTTTTCCCATTACTAAGTCTGCCCAGTCCCAGTTATTCATTACTACTAGCCAACTGTCTTTAGGCATTCCGTCAAAATGAATTACTAGAGTTGGTATTGTGTGGCTCATTTCAGCATCTCGCTCGCTTTGTTTCCAAGCTTCCATTAGGTTTAACTTCTTGACAGTCTTTACCTCAAAGTTCATTCCGAGGTCGTTTGTCACATCTGACTTAACGATGTTAGCTCCACTAGATGAGTTGCGATTGGCTTTACAAACATTATTATCTCTTAACCAGTTAGCCCAAAGATTTTCACCGTGATTTCCTTTTTTCTTAGCGTTTATCATACTATTATATGAATTTTATTTTATTGTCTTTTAATACCTGATGAAGTAATACACTAAAGTTGTGAACATCTCTTTCATTCCTCCACATCTCATTTCCAATACCAGAGTAATAGAAAAGAAGATGTGTCATTTCGTGGATAAATATAAGGCTTTTATAATCATCTCCAGCATTTTTACAAAAAGCAAATGATATTTCTTGGTTGTCTATTGACACTCTACCGTCAACTTGATTATTATCTTCATTATAGATAGCTTTTTTGTTGATAGAAATGTTATATGTTAGTCCAGCTATTTTTATTCTATTTGGTAATTTCATATGTTAAGTTATTGACTTAGTGCTTAACAACTTTCTTATACCTGCCATTTTACACTTATTAGAGCAATAGTGCCTTTCCCTGTTGCCTGATTTCTTATAAACTCCTTTCTTGCCACAATTCAAACAGGTATAAGGCTCTAGGTTTCTTAACTGGCGTTCAGCACTCCTACAAGACTTACAGATTAAAAATGGTTTATCTAGGTATTCAATACCTGAAAACTCTTGATTACAACTAGGGCAAATCCTTTTATAATATCCTGTCTTGTGTGGTCTATTTCGTCTGTTTTCGTCTAATTGTTTTAGATAGACTTCCCTTGATAAAAGTCTATTCAAAAGCTGTCTAGCTCGTTCCCTAGTTATGCCTTGCTGTTTGCCTATTTCTTCTAGGGTCTTACCTTCTAAAAAGGCAATCTTTAGTCGTTCGTGGTCTGTCATATTATTAATTTAATCCTCTGCTTTCATTTCTTAAACTTTCAATTCTAACTTTCAGTCCAGACATTAGCCTTTCAATAGCTTTTAGTTGATACTTACAGGACTTGAGAATTAGATACTCGGCTGATAATTCGTATTCTCTAGTGAACTCAGCCATACTTTTAATCTCGGTGTTCTCTTTGATTTTCTTTTTAATTGACTGGTTAGCTCTTAGGCTTTCTGTCATTTCATCGCTTATAAGTCCGTAGTCATAGCCCAATTTACAATAAATATCTTCAAGCTCTACTAGGTTATGATAGCTTGACTGTATCTGCTTAGTTCTTTTAGCCAATATGGTTTCCATACTAAAATGGTATATCACCACTTACGACAGTTGCTTCAGGAAAGGCCTCCTTGACCTGTTCAATGGTATTAACTTCTTGTCGTTCTGGTGCTTTATCTAAAAACTTAAACTCATTAACGACTATTTCGGTGGTGTATCTTTTTTGTCCGTCTTTTTCCCAACTACGAGTTTGTAGTTCGCCTTTAATAAATACTAGTGAACCTTTACGAGTATAAGTGGCAAAGGCATCGGCGTTGTTCCAGATTACCAGATTATGATATTCTGTTTTTTCTACCATATTGCCGTCTTGGCCTTTAAACTTCTTGCTAGTAGCTATTGAAGCACTAGCCACTAACTTGTCAGATTGTGTTTGTCTAACCTCGGCATCTCTGACTAATCTGCCGATTAAAATTACTTGATTGAACACATTATTAATGTTAGTTAATTAAATGGGATATTTGTTATGTCCACCTCATCGTTTGCTACCTTTTGGACTGGTGCTTGATAAGGCTTATAAGTTGATTTCTGATAAGCTGGCTTTTGATAAGTTGGTGAGGCCTGTGCTTGGCTTACTTTTCCACTGGCCGAGTTTCCATCATCGTCTTCTGTTTCAAGCAATAACAATGATAATAGTGAGTATCTACGGCTATAAGTTGCTACTCCACCAGCCTTTTGAATATCGTTCATTTCAATTAGCGGATATAACTTACCTTCTCCGAAGCTCTCACCGCTTTCAGTATCAATAATAATTGTTTCAATTGCTGGCTTTCCGTCTGACATACTAGTTAATGGTTGTAATACCACTAATCCTAGCTTTGTTAGTTTTGGTCTTACCTCACCGATAATCTTGTTAATATCGGCATAGTTGCTGTGAAAATAAGGGTTCTCAAGGTCTTTCTTGATTGGTTGTAATTCCTGATTTAACTTTAACAGTTTTGCGTATAGATTTTTCATATTAGTTAAACTTAGTAATAATTCCTAAATTAGATTTAACCTCGGCATAATCTTCAATACCGACAATTCCAACTTCCTTTAAGGCTTTGTCAAAGTCTTTATTCAGTTCGTTATGCTGGGGGATATTATCAACAAAATTGTCTAAACCTTTATTGATTAAATACTGACAGATTTCGTCTTTATCTCGCTTATAGGTAATTGTCTTTCGTTCTATTAAACTGATAGTGCCAAATTCGTTCTTAAATTGCCCGACATTGGCTTTTAACATCTCTTGCTGTATAAGTTGTCGTCTTTGCTCTTTTTCTTCTTCTAAGGCCTTAATTTGGCTTTCTAGGCCGTATAGTTCTTGGACTGCTTGTTCTAGTTTTTCCATAGTGGAGTGTTTAAAATTATTAAATTATCAATTTCTTTGGCTCTTTCAAATAACTTCTTTCTTAGTTTGCTTATTTCAAAGTTATCTGTTAGGTCGCAATACATTTCTAATAGAGGAGAGTTTTTAGCAAAGTTTCTAATATCATCGGCTTGTTCTTTTAGATAATCAAGGTAATGTGAGTGAGTTTCTTCATTACTAAACGATGTGTATCTTGGTCTTATTGCTGAAAAGCAGTTAGCTATTAGTTGTGATATAAGGTTTATACAACTGCTGGGGACTTCTACATCAACTACTAATTCACCGCCGCCAATGTTTGGATAATTATCTGTATTGACCATATTAGTTGAATAATTTATTAAGGTTATCGAGTATTTCTTTTTGGTCTTTTATAATTTCGCTTGTCAGCTCGTTAATTATTTCAATTTTAGTATTGGTGCTTTCTATGTAGTCATTAACTAGCTTTTGTAATTTGTCCATATTATTGTTTGCTTAAATAATCATCAAACTCTGCTTGCGACATATCATCATAGACTGAGTGGTGGTCGCAGGTAAAACATCTTCCGTTATCCTTTACAAACTCAATTTCATCTGGGTCTATTACCTTTGATAAGCATAATGGACACTGAATTGAATGGGAACACATAGTGATTAGTCTTAACTTTATTAAATCCCTCCTAATCCCCCTCCTTAGTGATTGCCAGCTTGCCTTAGACCCCCTCAGGAATAATCCGTCTATTACTTGCCAGGTTTCACTTGATAACTAAAGTATAGCAAAGATTAAAACATCTGTCAAGTAGTATATAAATCAATAGCTTTCACTACTTTCTAATCTTTGTCCTTCTTTGAAGTTAGCATATTGTGATTTCTCCTTGTTCTCTTTCCATTTGGCATACTCAAACCACTTCCAGTTAGCACACCAGACTTTTTTTCCAGTTTCAAATGGGACTTTCTCTACTTTCTTATTGCCAGTTTTTCGGCCATAGGCGTCTTTTTCTTCATTTATGACTTCCTTGTAGTCAACATCGTTATAAAGCTGGGCTGGTATTGCTTCCATATTTGGGTCAAGACAAAACTGTTCAAGGTCTTTTGGATTTACCCAACCACAAACCTCATTAAAAATATAACCTTTCTCTAAAAATCTGTTCTTGGCTATCTCGGCCATTTCGGCACAAGACTTTCCCTCACGCATAATTTCTCTTAATGATTTCATATTAGTTATAAAAATTATTATTCTTACTTAGTTCTTCTAAATCCTTATCAATGTATTTGATAACAGTTTCAAGTTTCCAGTCCGATATTTTAGTTCCGTTCAACCAGAACATAACCTTTTCTATCTTTTCAATAGGCCACGCTATAAGGTCGCTGGCTGGCCGTAGCTCTCTTTTAAGTGCTACCTGATACTTATCACCTGTATCATATTCTAAGCCCTTGTATTGCCAATATTTGGCTATTACAGGCATTCTCTTATTAGTTGAGTTAAGCATTTCTGATAATTTAGACTTAAAATCATACACTGCGGACTTGTCCGCTGTATTAGTATTATTATATATATCAGTATTACTATTTAATTCAGTATTACTTATAGGTGCAGATTCTTCACCGTGCAGATTCTTCACCGTGCAGATTTTGCACTGTGGCTTATGTTCAATAATATAATCTACTCTACCGCTTGATTTCCTTTGTCTTGTTAATAGTCCAATGTCTTCAAGCTCTTGTAGTATAGCCTTAATTGTCCTTACGCACTCTAAACACTCTAAAGCTATTCTATCAGCAGAAAACTGCCAGCCTTCAGGCTTTGACCTTAAATAAGCGTAAAGACCTTTAGCAGACAAAGACAATCCTTTATCACATAATGGCTTATTAGCCACTATTGTAAATCCAGTGTCTTTTTGTTTAAGTTTATTCATAGAGTTAAAGTTAATAAAAGACACCACAAGTGCTTGTCGGCTAGGATTGCTCCTATACTTGTGATGTCATCTATTAATTCTAAAATTGGTTTTTTCATAAGCCGACAAGCTTGCTTAATTAATATCTCTATACTAGCAAATTATTTTGAATGTGTCAAATGGTGTAATCTGACCAAATACCACTTGCAAGGATAGTCCAAATATGGTATAATGGACAGGTAATGATTGTATTATCATTGCACATTAGCTACTGAATCGGTGAAGCAACCACTCAGCGGCACAAATTCGTTAGTAGGAGTGGCGATTTAGACATTTATCGTTAAAAATGGAAGAGGGGGTTTACTTAACTTCCCCTCTATGCCTAATTAGTTTATCGGCAAAACGGTTCACTTGTAATGAACAGTGGTGGGTTCAATTCCTACATTAGGCTCTAACAATAAAACTATGGCAACACTAAAGCTAAACTTTATTCCAGATAGAGATGTAATTGATGGTTTAGTAATCTATTGTAAAAAACTTATAACAGAAAAAAGTGGCGGTATAGCAATAACAGACATAAAGAAAGGGCAGGATGTTTATACATTGCCAATAGGAATACACAACAAATATAAGGTTTATATTAAAGACAAACTTATGGCTTGCTCATCTAAAAAGAAAGGTAAGAAAAAATAATGCTTAACTGTGAAAAGTGTGGAGCAAATTATCAAGAATACATTATAGGCCAAGAGTCTGATAAAGTAGAAAACTGGATGTCAGTCAGAAACATAGAAGACGAAACTAAAGGCTTATGTCCTTTTTGTAATCAAGAGAGTAATTTTTATAATGAGCATTGGAGATTAAAAAGCCAAGAATGAGTAATAGAGGACCAAAAACAGAGTTGACAGAAAAGCTAGTCCTTGAAATAAGGAAGATGGTTTTAGATGGCAAAGCTTATGTTGAAATTCAGCAAGAGTTAGAAATAAATGATAGCACTTGGGACACTTGGGTATATAAAAATTATCAAGGATTTAGAAACAATCTTGTTGATTGGAAACATGAACGAATATTAAAGAAATGTGAAAAATTGTCAGAGGAGATACTTGATATTAACCACACAGGAGATAATGGCGTTGATTCTAGGATATTAAGTATCAAGCAGAAAGAATCAGAGTTTATTCGGTCAACCCTAGATAAGAAACATTATAGTAAGCAGTTAAATACAGACCTAACAAGTGGTGGAAAACCAATAATGGTAAATATAGACAAAGATATAGCAGAAAAAAACAATGTTGCTAACTCCGAGCCAAAAGATAATAGCTAAAGATACTCATAGATTTAGAGTTGCTAACTGCGGAAGAAGGTTCGGGAAAACAATCCTAGCTAGTGAGGAGATAAAAGGCAAGTCAATATCAGATAAAGTAAGGATAGCTTATATTGCTCCGACTTATGGACAAGCAAGAGATATTATCTGGCAGGTATTGATTAAAGAGTTGAAAGATGTAGCAGTTAAGATAAATGAAAGCAGACTAGAGATAGAAGTCAGGAATGTAAAAGGAACTACAAGTATAATTCAGTTAAGGGGTTGGGAAAGCATTGAAACCTTAAGAGGTCAAAAGTTCCATTTCATAGTTATTGATGAAGTAGCTATGATGAGAAACTTCTGGGTCAACTGGCAAGAGGTTATTATTCCAACGCTGACTGATACTAAAGGAGAAGTATTGTTCATTTCAACGCCTAAAGGATTTAATCATTTTTATGAACTTTATAATTTAGAGAATACTAATGAGCATTGGAAATCTTTTCACTTTACTACTTATGATAATCCGCACATTCCGACAGAAGAAATAGATAAACTTAAACTTCAGATGACTGAAGATAGATTTGCTCAGGAGTATATGGGAGAGTTCAAGAGAGTTGAAGGCTTGGTCTATAAAGAGTTTAACCGAGATAAACACATTTACAAAGAACTACCAGCGTTAAACTGGGTTGAAAAGATTGTTGGCGTTGACTTCGGGTTCACCAATCCAACAGCTGTCTATCTGATTTACAAAGACTACGATAATAGATACTGGATTGACTACGAGTGGTATAAAACAGGCCAGACTAATGACCAAGTAAAAGAGATAATCGGCGACCTTAAAGCCAACAAAGTATATCCTGACCCTGAAGCACCAGAGAAGATTGAAGAACTAAAGCGAGAAGGCATTAACTGCTTAGAAGTAAAGAAGGGCAATGACAGCATTAAGAACGGCATTGCCAAGCTAAAGGAATTACTAAAACAAAATAGACTATTCGTTAGTGCTAATTGCCCTAATCTAATCTGGGAGTTTGAAACTTATCAGTATCCAGACAAAAGACCAGATAACCCAGAACCAGAGATACCAATTAAAGAGAATGACCACGGGCTAGACGCTATAAGATATGCTATTGTTAGTAATTGTATTGACCCAGTAGTAAATGACTTTCAATTACTAAGAGAAATAGATTATAATCACGAGAAACTATCAAATCAATTTGAATAATATGAATGCTCCACAAAACATATTCGCCCAGACAAGACAAGAGGTTTATGACTTCATTAATAACGATATAAAGATTGTTGACGGATACTCTTTTAATCAATACCAAACAATTAAGAAGTGCCACCTTTATTATAATTCAAGGTTCGTCACTGGCGACTTAGACTCAAATGGTCGCAAAAAGATTTTCTTGAATGTGGTTAAAGCACCTTGTAAGGTTAGCTCTAGGTTCTTAAACTTTGATACCAAGAACATCAGGCTAATCTCTAACACAAGGAACTCAGAGATGGCTACATTCTTGTTAGAATACGAGCTAAAGAACTGGATGAAGAAAAACAAGGTAGCTATTACCTTAAACAAAATAGCAGAGTTATCGCCTAAATATGGCTCATCTGTCATTAAGAAAACAAAGAAAGGTGCTGACATTGTTGATTTAAGACGATTAGTTTTAGACCCAACAGTTGATACTATTACCAACTCAAGATTTGTAATTTTAGAACATAACTTAACCCCAAGCCAACTAAGAGAAAAGCAAAAGAATGGCTGGGAGAATGTTGAAGAGGTAATCAGTAAGTTTTATGTAAATACAGCACCAGAGCCCTATATCCAAGACGGGACACTAAATCAGGTCAATTCTACGCCTGTTATTAAGATTTACGAAAGATATGGTGAAGTCCCAAAGTCTTGGCTAGACGGAAGTGAACCAAAAGAGAATGAAGAAATGGTCAGAGCCTTGTTCATTGTTGCTGGTGTAAATAACTATGGACTTGGTGAAGATGGCAAGACAGTCACCAGAGAAGACGGTGTTGTCTTATTCAGGTCTAAATGGTTTGGTGATTGGCCTTTCAGAGATTTTCATTACGATAAGACAGAAGGTCGTTGGCTAGGAATTGGTGTTATTGAGGACTTATTCCAAATCCAAGAAAGAACCAATGAGCTTGCTAATGAAAAGCGAGACTCAATGACTATCAGTAATAAGCACATCTTCCAAACTCAAGACAAGACAATCGTCAAGAACTTAATCAGAGACTTGTCCAATGGTGCTGTTATAATGGCAGGCTCCAATGGTGGATTAGTTCCTTTGGCTAATGAAGAAAGAAACCTAGCCGCTTTCAATAGTGAGGAGATGAGATATGCTAATCAGGCTAAAGAGATTACTTTCTCCTATGATGTTATTCGTGGTGAACAATTACCAACATCAACCCCTGCTACAAATGCAGTAATTCAAGACCGCAACACCAAATCTGTATATGGCGTAAAACGGGAGAATCTAGCCAATATGCTACGATTCTTCTTCACAGAGCTAGTTATACCACAAGCCATCAAAGATTTAACACCAGAGCATATTTTACACTTTATAGGTAGCAATGAAGAGTTGTTTAGAATAGACAGTGCTCTCATTAAGGAAATAGTCAACAGAAAGGCCTTAGATTTATTATTAGACGGAATACCTGTTGATGAAATGGCCATTGAACAGATTAAGACTGATGTGTCTAATCAACTAAAGGAAGCTGGAACTGATAGATTTATCACAATCAAAGATAGTTTCTATAAGAACGCTGACTTTACCTTTGATATTAACATCGACAACGAACAAGAAGATAGTCAATTACTAACTAATAACTTATTCTCAGTGTTCACTGCCCTGGCTTCTAATCCAACCATTCTACAAGACCCTGTTATCAAGGCTTTGTTCTATGAATATGCTGAAAGAGCTGGAGTTAGTCCAATGAAGCTAGAAATAGCGGCAATGGAAAGAGACCAGCAACAGCAAGCCCAACAGGTTCAGCAACCAATGGGCGGTAAAATGATACCAGCTCAGGGAATGACACAAGAAGAGCCAATGGCTAAAGTCCAATAATATGTTTAGCACAGAACAAATTGATAAACTAAAGAGATTAATCCAAGACCCAGAGTGGAGTCTTATTGAGACAATGTTTTTGGAGTATTTAGAACCACTAAAGAGTATTGATAATATAGACATAACTGATACTAATAGAAGCGTAAAAGGAGAGATTAAAGCAAGGAAGCATTTTGTTGAATTGATACAGAGATTCTTTAGTGATTGTCAGACAATAGCCAGTGGTCGTGTTGTTGAAAAGCAAGACCCTAGAGATTCAATGGAATAATTAGCAATAATTATATTTGGTTAAAAGGCTACCATTTAAAAGGCCTATAACGAGCTATCGTGAATAGCAGAAAAACTATGTCAGAAGAATTAGACATTGAGAACACCGACTCTCTAAATGGTGCGGAA